AGAGTCGTACGCGGTTCTTGCACCGTTGCTTGGCACTAAGTGCACCGTCAAAGTAAATCCAAGTAGCGCTGCTGATTCGGCAACTAATCCAGGGTTTATTTTGACGGATACCTATTTTTCTAGCCTGCCTGTGATCAACGCGTCCTTGGGTGAGCTTAGTGTTTACGAGATCGAGCTCCAAGGGGGCACGTACTCGGTTGACACAACCGCATAATTAACGGCTCCAAGCCGACATAGGAGAACAATGAAAATCAAGTTGCAGTTAAAGCGCACCCCCGACAGCGCACCAGAGTATTACTACACAAACCTATTTGTGGTCACGGAATGGGAACGGCTTGAACGTCGCAACATTCAACAACTCTCCGCAAACCCGTTGTACTCGGATTACGCCTGCTGGATGCACACAATTCTCAAAATAAAAGGCGAGCAAGTTGGTGACAACTGGCGCGAATGGCTAAGCAAAAACCCTGACATCGACATTCTGCCGGTACTGGACGAGACAGACCCAAACCCTACGGACGCGGCACCTACCGCCGCCAACTAGCAGAAGTTTTGGTCGCGGTCGGTTGGTGGCCTAGCGACATTGCGTTTGACTCACGGGACTTGACAACGGTCATTAAAGTGCTTAACGAGGCAAACAAAAAACGGAGATGACGTGAACCAAGTGTCAACAAAGATTGAGGTGGTCGGGCTTAAAGAAGCCTTAAAGACCCTCAACAAAATTGACAAATCTTTGCGCCGTGAAATCACCAAGGATTACAAAAAGATTGTCCAGCCTGTCATTGACGACGCAAACAAACTTGTGCCCTCGAATGTTCCGCTATCTGGTATGGCGCGCAATTGGAGCACTCGATCAGGGTTCAAGATGTTGCCGTGGATACCAGGCATAAAACAAAAGATCGCTGCCAAAATCAACACGCGAAACATAAAGGAATACGGCGGAAACAAGTCAAATGTGGGCACGTTTGCCATTCAATGGCAAGGCGCTACTGGCACCATGTTTGACATGTCTATGGCTGGCGCGTTAGGCCGAGCGTTAAGTGAACGGTACGGTGATCGTTCGCGAGTAATGTGGAAGGCGTACGAGCAACGCGAAAACGATGTCATGTCCGAGATGGAGCAGTTGGTGAAGCGCGTCATGAGCGAAGCGAATAGAGAGACCGCGTAATGGCAATCAATATCCCGATCATCAGCGAGTTTGACGGCACAGGGGTAAAGAAGGCTGTCAAGCAATTCCAGCAACTTGAGACTGTTGGCGAAAAGGCACAGTTTGCGATTAAGAAGGCGGCGATTCCTGCAGCTGCGGCGCTTGGCGGTTTGGCTGTTGCCCTTGGTGACGCAACTAAGGCGGCAATGGAAGACCAACAGGAGCAGGCCGCGTTAGCGCTTACTTTGCAAAATGTGACTGGCGCTGGCGCCGCACAAACCGCGCAGGTTGAAAAGCAGATCAGCGCAATGAGTCGAGCGTCTGGCGTTGCCGATACTGAATACCGCAAAGCATTAGAAGCGCTTGTGCGCGGTACAAAAGATGTTGGCATTGCCATGAACGACATGAACCTTGTCATGGACATCAGCACGGCCACCGGCATGGATTCTGCCAGCGTTGCTGACGCGCTTGCCAAGGCTTACCAGGGCAACTTTAAGGCGCTTCGATCATTGAGCCCAGAGATGTCAACAATGATTAAAGAGGGCGCAAGCCTTAACGAAGTTATGGACGTGCTTGGTGGGACGTTTGGCGGCGCAACTGCCAAGAGTGCTGAAACCGCTGCAGGCAAAATGAAAATTTTTAAGAACTCAATTGGCGAAACTAAAGAGTCAATTGGTGCAGCGCTTTTGCCTGTGCTTGAAGCCGTGTTACCCGTGCTTAACAAGTTTGCTGCATGGGCTCAAGACAACCCTAAAGCATTTTTAGCAATCGCTGCCGCAATCGGAGCGGTCGCTGCAGCCATTGTTGTCACGAACATTGCTATGGCACTCAACCCATTCAGCCTGATCGCTGCAGGCGTTGCTTTGCTCGTCGTTGCTCTAGTCGCTGCTTACAACAAGTTTGAGTGGTTCCGTGACGGCATCAACCTGATTGTCAACACGGTCATCGGGTTCTTTGCCGGCATGGTTAACGCTGCAATCGGCGCAGTTAACGCAATTATTAGCGCATATAACTCAATCCCGTTGTTGCCTGATTTGCCAAAAGCTCCAACCGTGCCTGTGCCACAACTTGGCAAACCATCTAATAAACCTGCACCTGGACAAATGAGCATTCCTCGGCTGGCCGAAGGTGGCATCGTGTCGTCACCTACCTTGGCGTTAATTGGTGAAGCAGGCCCAGAAGCCGTAGTGCCATTAGATCGCATGGCTACGGGTGGCGGCGTAACCATCAACGTGACTGGCGGACTCTCGACTAGCGCCGAGATCGGTCAAGCCGTGGTCAACGCATTGCGCGCCTACTCACGGAGTGCAGGGCCGTTGGCTCTGAACATTGCCTAATGCCAGGCGTCGCTGTTGTTGATTCAGGTAACTATGACCTGCAGATCGCTACAGGATTTAACGTCAACGCGTTTACTCTTGACGACACAACCAAAGGCGTTCTAGATAACACAACTTATGTGCTAGACGGCAATACCGAGTTTGCAAGCGTCATGGATTCAACAACAACAATCACCGTCAAGCGCGGCAGACGCGATATTGGCGACACGTTTAGCGCTGGCACAATGACATTCACCATTCAAGACGTGGACGGCATTTTTAACCCGTTTGACGAGAACAGCCCGTATTACGACACAGCAGAATCTAAGCCTGGTCTTGCACCAATGCGCCAGGTCAAGTTGATTCGATACAGCTCTACCGATGTTGCCGAGTTGCTGTACTCGGGATTTGTTGTCAACTACGACTACAACTTTGCGCTCGGCGGTCTTGACACCGTGACCGTGTATTGCGCTGACCAGTTCTACCTACTCGCACAAACATTCCTAGACGAATTAAACGTCACCCCAGAGACATCAGGCGAACGCATAGAAACTGTGCTTGACCTGCCAGAAGTTGACTTTCCAGCCTTAGCGCGCGACATCTCAACTGGCACCGTCAATCTCGGCCATAGCGCTTCCTACACCGTGCAGGCTGGCACAAACGTGCTGCAATACATTGCCCAGATCAACGACACCGCCGAGTTTGGTCGCCTGTTCATGTCCCGTGATGGCGTGCTCACATTCCAAAACCGCATCGGCAACACGCTGTCTGCATCTGTGGCCGACTTCCATGATGACGGCACCGAATACAAATACAACGGCGTAGGCATCTCATTCGAGGCGGACGCTGTAGTTAACCGCGTGGTCGTAACAGGCTTGAATGGCAATACGGCAACAGCCACCGACGCAGGTTCAATCGCCACATATTTCATTCAGACCGACAGCATCACTAACAGCCTGCTACACGTGCAGGGAGAAATTGACACCGCCGCGTCTTACCTGTTGAACCCTGAACCCGAGGCACGGTACACCAGCGTTGAAACCGCATTCCTGATGCTGACCACAGCCCAAAAAGACACCCTGGCAACTTTAGAAATAGGCGACACCATCACCGTACAAAAGACATTCCCAAGCGGTGCCGGCACGACCCAGTTGGCGCAAGAGCTGTCTGTTGAAGGCATTGAGCATTATCTGGATTTCTCTACAGGCCACAGAGTGCTTTACTCAACCGCGCCAACCACGATCGTGTACGAGTTAATATTGAATGACGCCGTATATGGCACACTCGATGCAGAGAATGTTTTAGGATAAGGAGCACTATGCCGATCACTACATACACCGCAGGCGAAGTTCTTACAGCAGCCTCACTCAATGCCAACTTCGCGGCGGGTGGTCTTCAACTTGTAAAAACACAAACAATTGGAACTGCTGTCAGTTCTGTGGCTGTGACAGGGGCGTTTAGCGCAACCTATGACGCTTACAAAATCTTGATAACTGGCGGTGTTGGTAGTGCTAACGGAAGTTTGCAAGTGCAAATGGGTTCAACTACTACTGGATATTACGGTGGCGCAATCGGTGTAAGTTTTGCTGGTGTGTCTGACAATATCGGACAAGCAAACGGCGCTAATTTTACAAACTTTGGTAGAGGTTCAGCAGACGGTCTTTATTTAAATATGGATTTGGGAAACCCATTCCTTGCTAAAAACACTTTCGCTCAATCGACATGGATTGTGAACCTCACAAACGGTAGAGCAAGAATAAATGGGTCATATATAAACGACACAACCTCTTACACAGGCTTCACCATAATTCCTGAAACTGGAACGCTTACTGGTGGAACTATACGCATTTACGGATATGTAAACAGTTAGGACAACAAAATGACATACGAAGAAGCCGTAGCAATGTATCCACGCAACGAAGTGTTTATACAAACTGACAACAAAGAACGTCAAATGACACCTGCAGAATACGAAGCATTTATTCAACGTCAAGTTGATTACGTCCCATTGTCGTAATGCGCTGGCGTTACCTTATCGGCTACGTAGCGCTAATCGCAGTCGTCTTGTGGGGATGCGCTGGCTGCGGTTATGACGGCTCATATCGCTACCCATGCCAAGACCCAGCCAACTGGACTAAACCAAAATGCGAACCACCGATCTGCAATCCATCTGGAACGTGTACAAGGGATTTGATTTATGAGACCACGCCTTAAGCCTGAAGAGCTTCACGCTCGACTAATCGTTGTGGTGGGCATAGTCCTTGCTGGCGTGTTTGCGATAACCGTGATCGGGTTTGTGTACGCGCTTATGTTTGTGACCCAGCCGATAGACAAACAAGCACCCAATGACGCCGCGTTCATAGACCTGCTATCCACGCTGACTGTGTTTATGACCGGCACGTTGTCAGGTCTTGTGGCCTCAAACGGGCTAAAATCTAAACCGAAGGAGCCAACCAATGAAACCAAGTGACAAAGCCTTACTCGCCTCATACGGTCGCTCAATGCTCGCTGCCGTCGTTGCGCTTGCAGTAACAGGCAACACCGACCCATCCGCATTGTTAGCAGCTGCGATCGGCGCGGTCTGCCCAACAGCGTTGCGCTACTTCAACCCAAAAGACATGAAGTTTGGTCGTGGCAGTAGCAAAGGCTAAGGCTGGCGTGCCAAACGCACGCGACTACATAGGCAACGCAGACGGTGCATCACCAGCGCCCCGTGCCGGCATGAACGAGTTCATAAAACAAGTGACGGCGCACTCAAATGGCGCGTTTGTCAATCTCGGAAGTTGGGGCCAGCGCGACGTCAAGGGGAAACCAGGAACTTTAAGCGTTCACGCAACAGGCAGGGCGTGGGATGCTGGATTTACTACAAGCGAAAAACACCCAAACGCAACACGCAAAAACGCTAAAGAATTCATTGACAAAATGATTGCGCATGCAAATGATTTGGGCATACAAATGGTGATTGATTATTTCCCAAAAGAATTCGGCGCGGCATGGCGTTGCGACCGACAGGCTTGGAAGAACTACGACAGCAAAACCGTGTCAGGTGCAC